ACTGCCCAAACTGTGAGTACCACATGAAACGAGCACAACGATGGCGCGAGGAAGTCTACAAACTATCAGGGTATCCGTTGCCCGAGCGTGAATGGGTAGGGCTGACGGAAGATGATAAGAACGAAATCTTAGTAGATGCAGTTCGGCATCAATGGAATGACCGTTTAATAGTGGAGCAGATAGAAGACAAACTCAAGGAGAAGAACACATGAAAGAAGCATGGCTATTTCAAGGAGCCGTAGTTCCTGTTGACACGGAAACAACTCAGGCACTTGTAGCTGAGATCAAAAGGCTGATTGACGTTGTTGGTGGCATGGCCTTGGCACAGCGCACATGGGTTGGGCTGACATATGAGGAACAGCGTGAGCTTTACAAGAAACACGAAATGGATGGATGGGGTCATTTTTACAACGCCATTGAAGCAAAACTTAAGGAGAAGAACGGATGAACAGATTACATACACCCGAAGATGTTGAGAAGATTCAAAGCGGTTGGCGTAAGAGGCAGATCAACAATAGAGATACCAACAATATACGCAATGCTACGCTTGAAGAAGTTGCTCAAGAGTTTGATGCGATGAAGTCTTTTGGAGACACATCAGCAAGTTTTGCAGTGTTTGTAAGAGGAATGAAGAAGGAGTGGTTTAAATAATGCCAAGACCTAAACCGCCCGAGCCAATCATAGGTAGACAAGTACGAATGTCCGATAGACAGTTCTATATTTTTAATCACCTTGGTGGTGCTGAATGGTTAAGAAACTTATTGGATAAGAAAGATCCGTTTCCTAAAAAATACTATGCAAATATTTTAAAAAAGGAGGACAAACCCACTTGACAAATAAATTTTAACCCCCATGATAGCAATCCCTTTTAAATTTTTGGAGAAAGACAATGGCTAAAAAACTTAGCAAAACACAAAAGATTCGTAACTACATCAAGGATCATCCCGAGGCAAAAGCAAAAGCAATTGCCGAAGCAGTTGGTACTAAGATTACGTATGTATATACAGTAATGCATCAAGAACGCAAGAAACTTAAGGCATCAGCTACACCTGATTCATTAGTTAAAGTGCAAGGCGTAATGATGAGTCAACACGACAAAGCTAATTTGACTGACGATCAGATGCGACGAGTTGTGATTAACTCGATGAAAGACAAGGCGCGTATGCTAAGACAATCATCAATCGATGATGTTAATCAGCCCCCGCACTACAAGATCGGTGGCATTGAGACAATCGACATAATCAAAGCCAAGCTGACACCCGATGAGTTCCGTGGGTATCTTAAGGGTAACGTCGTTAAGTACTTGACGCGAGCAGGCCACAAAGATGATGCAGGCAAGGACGTGGACAAGATGGTTTGGTACGCAACTAAACTGCAATCCGCTTACATTTAATTCATCCTTTTACACACAGCAGGGGCTAGCCCCTGCTTTTTTTGGAGTTCGCTTTGTCCCTAATTACCCTTGACTTCGAGACGTTTTACTCAAAGTCTTTCAGTTTGACCCGATTCCCTACAGAAGAATACATCCGCTCGAATGAGTTCGAGGTGATTGGCGTTGCCGTTAAAGTTGATGATGGCAAGCCTGTGTGGTACTCAGGCAACCGAGAGGCATTGCGTAAGACACTGCTGTCCTTTGATTGGCGCAACAGTACCCTGCTCTGTCACAACACAATGTTTGATGGTGCAATCCTTAAATGGTTCTTTGGTATCTCGCCTAAGTTCTACCTTGATACCTTGTGCATGGCAAGGGCGGTTCATGGCGTAGAGGCAGGTGGTTCTCTCGCGGCTTTGGCTGAGAGGTACGAGATTGGTAAGAAGGGCACTGAGGTTGTCGAGGCGATGGGCAAGTACCTGATTGACTTTACGCCCGAGGACTTGGCGCAGTATGGTGAGTACTGCAAGAACGACGTGCAGTTGACCTTTGACCTTTTCGCAAGGCTTGCGACTAAATTCCCCGCGAGTGAGTTACAACTGATAGACATGACAATACGGATGTTCACACATCCCAAGCTCATTCTTGATGAGCCTCTACTGCATGAGCGATTAGAAGCATTGAAGAAAGAAAAGAACGAACTGCTGGCTTCGCTCAAGGAAAGTATGGAGTGCGAGGACGAGGAGGCAGTGCGCAAGAAACTGTCTAGCGGTAAGCAGTTTGCTGATGTACTGCGGTCGTTCGGTGTCGAGCCTAAGATGAAGACTAGCAAGACAACCGGAAAGCCCACGCTAGCCCTTGCCAAGGGTGACCCCGAGTTCATCGAGTTGATCGAGCATGAGGACACATTCATTCAACACCTCTGTGCTGTGCGCCTTGGTACGAAGTCAACGATCGAGGAGTCACGCATTCAGCGGTTCATTGACATTGGCATCCGCAACAAGGGCGCATTGCCTATTCCTCTGAAGTACTATGGTGCGCATACAGGGCGGTGGGCAGGCTACGACAAGGTTAACTTTCAGAATCTGCCGAGCCGTGACCCCAAGAAGAAAGCCCTCAAGCGTGCGGTCAGAGCGCCAGAAGGTTACGTCGTCATCAACTGTGACTCTTCTCAGATTGAGGCTAGGGTGCTGGCTTGGCTATCAGGACAGACTGATCTGGTAAAAGCGTTTGCAGACAAAGAGGACGTGTACAAGATCATGGCCTCAAAGATCTATAAGAAACCCATAGAAGAAATCAACAAGGACGAGAGGTTTGTGGGCAAGACTACGATTCTTGGCGCAGGGTACGGCATGGGTGGTAAGAAGTTCGTGATGCAACTCAAGGGCATGGGGCGCACCCTTACCGAGTCAGAAGGTTCAACCATCATCGACGTGTACCGCGAGACTTATCCGAATATCAAGGACTTGTGGAAGGAGGGCGACACTGTTCTTAATAAGATGATTGCCAAAACCTTTGAGAAAGATACAAGCCTGTACTTTGGTGAACACAAGTGCGTCTTGGTAGACGAAGACGGGATTACCCTACCCAATGGTTTAGGTATCCGCTATAAGAATCTACGCAAGGAAGACGAGACTATTGTGTCCGAGGTAGAGGATGAGGCAGACAAAGTTAAGAGCCGGATTGTCTATGACTCCCGCAAGGGTTCTGTATCTATTTGGGGTGGCACGTTTGTAGAGAACGTGGTGCAAGCCCTAGCAAGGATCATCGTGGGCGAGCAGATGGTTCAGATAAACAAACACTATCAGGTTGTGCTGACTGTGCATGATGCGGCAGTTGTGGTTGTTCCCGAGGATGAGGCAGAGAAGGCGGTCAAGGTAATAACTGGTCTCATGTCTACGCCTCCAGCGTGGGCGAGTGGACTGCCTGTCGCGTGCGAAGCTGAATTTGCAGAAAGGTACGGAGACTGCTAATATTTAGCTCTCTAAAAACTTTAGTAAGGATTCAGTATGCAAGAAATTAAATGGTCTTATTCAGGTCTCAAAGACTTTGTTAACTGCCCACGGCAATACAACGAGGTTAAAGTCCTCAAGCGTTACGAGAAGAAAGCCACAGTCGAGATGCGTTATGGGACTCAAGTCCATAGTGCGCTAGAAGACTACGTGAAGGAGGGTAAACCCTTAGCTAAGAACTACGAACACTTTGCCAAACAGCTAGACCCCCTGCGTGACATGGAAGGCGACAAGTACCCTGAGTACCGCATGGCGCTAACCATAAACAGACAACCCTGTACTTTTGGCGCAAAGGACTACTGGGTGCGTGGCATTGCTGACCTGATGGTGGTCGATGGTGATCAAGGTTATATCGTTGATTACAAAACCGGAAGCAACCGTTACCCTGATCCCAAACAACTTCAACTCATGGCGTTGATGGGGTTTGAGTATTTCCCCGAGGTCACGCATTTCAAGGCTGGACTACTGTTCGTTGCTCACAACGATTTCGTGACTTCTGAATATCGACGTGAGAAAATTGACAAGTACTGGGATGACTTTGCGCCTTCCTTGCAACGCTCAACTCTCGTATGAGAACGGTGTGTGGCAAGAGAACCCTACACCACTTTGCGGTTGGTGTCCGGTGTCTGACTGCACTCACTACAAGGGGAAGTAATGGCTAGCGAAACTTGGTACTATATTAAGGATGGCTTTCTCTTTCGACATGAAGAGAATGATGGGTACACAGTTATGCGAAGAGGACTAGAGCCTGTTGAAATATTGCTGTGTACTGTTGAGGAAGCGAAGACGTTGTTCCCTAAAGAACTCAACAAAGCATTAAAGGATACATATGGCATACGTCAACAAGCCTAGACCCTACAAGAAAGAATATCAGCAACAACTTGCTCGTGGTGAACATGAGCGTCGCATGGAACGGCAACGTGGTCGTCGTTCAATCGACAAGACCGGAGAAGACGCTAACGGCAATGGCAAAGCCGATCGACGTGAGGGCAAAGATGTTGCTCACGTTAGAGCGTTAGACAAAGGCGGTTCAAACAAAGATGGATTGCGCATTCAAAGCGTGGCACAGAATCGTTCATTCAAACGCGACTCTAAGGGAAACCTCGTATCAGAAATTAGCAAAAAAGAACGAAAGAGAACTTGACAAATGAATTAACGCCCATATACTTGGTGTGTGACTGTAAGGCGAGGGTGAGTCACAGGGGGATTTGTCGTTGAGTGTTTCACCCCATTAACTTCGTCAGTCAAGCGGCATCGCGGACTCC